ACTATGCCAAAAGCACAACGCCAGCAAAGGATCTCATGTCACAGCGTGAGGCTTATAGGGAGTTTGGTGAGGCAAGGGTTAAACGCTGGGTGCATGATGGGTTAGTATCTGGCTCCAGGATGGGCACCACCCTCCGCTCAAAGATCCAATACTCCAGAGCGGAACTGATGGCTGCAAACACCGCTGAAAAGTTCAATTCAATAATCAATAAATAGTTTGTTATGAGCACAATCACGCTTAAATCACTGTCACTGGTGAATTTCAAGGGTGTGAGGGAGCTAACACTGAATTTCACCCAGCAGGTAACTGTAATATCTGGTGAAAACGGTACTGGCAAAACCACGATCTTTGACGCTTTCACCTGGCTCCTTTTCGGGAAAGATAGTGTTGGTAGGTCGGATAGCAATTTCAGCATCAAAACGCTGGATCCGATAACTGGAAAGCCGATCCTCAAACTGGAGCACTCTGTAACAGCAGTGCTGGATGTGGATGGCAAGAAGATCAAGTTGCAACGCAACTATGTAGAGAAATGGGTTAAGCCCAAAGGCACCACCGAGGAGCACCTGGAGAACCACTACACCGAGTTTTTCATCAATGATGTGAAACTGGGCACCAAAAAGGAGTATGAGAGTGAAATATCGGCTCTCATTCCAGAGGATGTGTTTAAGATGATCACCAATCCTTTTGCATTCAACGCTCTGAAACCAGAGATCCAGAAAGGGATGCTGATGGAAATGGCTGGCACGATCACCAATGAGGAGGTTGCCGTGCTGGATGATAGCTTTGTGGCACTCCTGGAGGAGCTGGATGGCAAACCCCTGGTAACATTCCTTAAAGAGCTTTCGGCAAAAAAGAAAGCGTGTAAGGATGTGCTGGCAGTGATCCCCAGCAACATAGATACTGCACAACGCCTTTGCCCCACCTCCGAGAACTGGGAGGAGATTGAGGCAGAACTGGAGAGCAAAAAGAAACTCCTGGCTGATGTCGATGCAAAGATCACCGACAAGTCAAAAGCCAGCGAGGAGGAGTATAAGCGTAAAGCCGAGATCCAGAAACAGATTGGTGATGCCAGGCTGAAACTCTCCCAGAGGGAAAACGCTATCAGATCGCAAGCCCAGAAAGGACAAAACCAGGTGAAACTGGAGCTGAATCAGTTGAGCTTTGACCTCCAGAACGCCCAGAACACCCTCCAGCGTTTGACCTCCCAGATCAACCAGACCACCAGCGAGATCACCACCACCCAGAACGAACTCACAGCGTTGAGGAATGAGTATAAGATGATCCAGGCGGAAACAATCTCCTATCCAGAGGGAGCCTTTGTTTGCCCCACTTGCAAACGCCAGTTGGAGGTTGATGATATAACCGCCAAACAGCGTGAAATGGAGGCTAATTTCAATGCTGAAAAGGCAAAGAAAACCAGAGCCAATATCAACGCTGGCAAGGCTAAGAAAACCCACCTGGAGGAACTTAATACACGTCTGGCAAAACTCCAGGAGGATAAGGCTAAGTATGAGGAAACCATATCCTCTGTAACCGATAAGATTAATGCAAAGAAAGCCTCCATGCCAGAAGTGCCAGATACCTCCCTGGAGATCGCCAATGATGCTGAATGTATCACGCTCCGCAACGAAATCTCTGAGTTGGAAAACCAGCTCACAGTAGAGGTTAAGCCAGTGGATCTCTCCGATCTCCAGGAGCAAAAACGGATGTTCAATGAGAATATCCAGGAGCTATACCGAATGCTGGCAAAACGTGAACAGATCGCCAGAGCCGAAAAGGAGATCAAGGAACTCCAGGAGAAACAGATCGCCAACAATCAAGCCCTGGCAGACCTGGAGAAATGGGAATACACCGCCCAGGCATTCCAGAAAGCAAAGGATAACAAGCTCATGGAGCGTATCAACGGATTATTCCAGGTGTGCTCATTCAGCTTTGTTGCCGAGCAACTGAACGGAGGCGAAAAGATAACGTGTGTATGCACGGTGGATGGCACTCCATATCCCGATGTGAACTTTGCCAATAGGGTAAATGCTGGGCTGGATATAATCAACGCTATATGCCGATCCAAAGGTATCTCTGCACCGATATTCATTGACAACAGAGAGAGCGTAAACAATATCATCCCCACCGTTTCCCAGGTGATCAATCTCCGAGTTTCAAACGATCCTCAAATTACAATCCAATGACACAACAAACGACAACACAACTGGCTGGGGATGCAAACAACGCCCCAGCCAGGGCACCCAGACCAGTTGATATACTGAAAGCGGTTATCAAGGAGGATGAGGTGCAACAGCAATTCCGAAATGCCCTGGGTAAAAACTCTGGCACGTTCCTAACCTCCGTGGTTGAGCTATTCACTGGAGATAGTAAGCTCCAGAAATGCGAGCCTAAGCGAGTGCTCACTGAATGCCTCAAGGCTGCCACATTGCGCCTCCCTATAAGCAAGGCACTGGGTTTCGCTTTCGTGATCCCTTACAAGTCAAGGGCAAAACAAATGGTGCAAAAAGCCGATGGATCCTACAAAGAGGAATGGGTTGATGTCTATACCCCCTCATTCCAGATCGGCTACAAAGGATTGATCCAGTTGGCTCTAAGAACTGGGCAATATCGCACGATCAACGCTGATGCCGTCTATGAGGGAGAGTTGCGAAAAGGCTCTAAGCTCACTGGTATCTATGATTTTGAGGGAGAGCGTATATCAGATAAGGTTATCGGCTATTTCTGCTACTTTGAGCTGCTGAACGGCTTTAGCAAAACCCTCTATATGTCGGTGGAGGCTATGGCTGCTCATGCAAAGCAATACTCAAAGGCACTCTCTGGCAAAGATACCACCGTTGAAAGTCTGCTCCAGATGGCAAATCTGCCAGTGGCTCCAGACAGCAAGCAAGTAGGCTGGCTGGGCAATTTTCACGGCATGGCGATCAAGACCACGATCCGAAATTTACTAAGTAAATACGGCTATCTCTCCGTGGAATTGCAAAAGGCTATGGACTACGAAACGGAGAGCGATGAGAAAGCGGTGGAGATCAGTGCTGATCGCCAGCTCCCAGCCTCCTCCGTTGCTATGCCTGGTAATGAGATTGATATTGAGGATGCCACTTATGAGAGCGTTGGAGTAAATGCCGATGCCCAGAAAGTTGAGCAATCCAAAGAGGAGGAATTTCCATATTAAGTAAGCTATGAAACTGGTTGTGTTAGGCAGCTCCTCCAGCGGTAACTGTTATGTGTTGGATGCTGGCAATGAGGCTCTGATCCTGGAGGCTGGAATCCGACTGAACGAGGTAAAAAAGGTTTTAGGTTTCAACATCCGTAAGGTTGTGGGCTGCCTAATCACGCACCAGCACGGAGATCACGCAAAGTACATTAAGGGAATGATTGATCTGGGGATCCCCACTCTGGCACTGCCAGAGGTATGGACTGCAAAGGATGTCTGGGGATCACGCTCTGTAGCGATCCAGCCAGGCAGAGGCTATAAGCTGGGCAACTTTAGGGTGCTCCCTTTTACAGCTTTCCATGATGTGCCGTGCGTGGGCTACATGATCAACCACCCTCAATGTGGCAATATCATGTTTCTAACCGATAGCTATGTGTGTGAATATAAATTCCGCAATCTCAACCATGTAATGATTGAGTGTAACTATGCTGATAGTGCTCTTTACAAAGCGATCAGTGAGGGGCGTACATTGCCCTCCCAGAGGGATAGGTTATTGACCTCTCACATGGAGCTGGAAACTTGCAAAGAGTATCTGAAAAGTTCCGACCTTTCCCAGGTTCATAATATCGTGCTGCTCCACCTCTCAAAGGATAATGGCGATGAGCTGTTGTTTGTGTCGGAGATTGAGAAAGCGACTGGAAAGGTAGTCTATGCTGGAAAACGTGGTTTAACAGTTGATCTGGATCTTATGTAATGGCAAACAAAGTCCTCATAGAAAAAAGGAATGGGTTATTCAACCTCCGACCTCTCTACGACTGGTTTAACAATGCTCTGGATGGGTTGTATCGGATTGATGTAAAAAAGATCCGTAAGCCCAGGAGCAACGATCAGAACGGCTGGCTATGGGGTTGCATCTATCCAATGCTGCTGGATGCTCTCCTGGAGGCTGGATGGGAGTTTGTCAGTGTGGAGCAAGTTCACGAATTTTTCAAGGCTCAAATGACCGCTGATAAGGTAGTGAATAAACACACTGGAGAGATCATAGAATTCCCTGGATCTACTGCCACGATGGATACGGTAACATTCTCTACATACTGTGACAGGTTGAGGGAATATGGCAGAGAGTTTCTGGGAGTGGAGATACCCGATCCCGATAAATACTGGAGAATAAATGATAAGCGTACCAGACAATTTGATACATGAGTTAGCCAGGCACTTGCCAATGATCCTGGAGAGTATGCCAAAGGCACCTCCAGGCAAATTGAGGCTACTAAATGCAATAAGAGTGACAAAAACAAACATACAGAAAATTAAAAAATTAAGCGATGAGCGAAAACAAAAAAGTGGAGATCTACGAAAGTAATCTCAATGCTGCCTACCAGGTGGCAAACGAAAACGGAGGCGATGAGAGAATGATCCGCCTCCTGGATGCCCTCACTGGCAAGACAACTGCAAAAACCTATAAGCCCTCCCTGGATGATTACACCACGATCAAAACCTATGAGGATGCGTGTGAGGCACTGGGAATAGAGCCAAACTTCAACCGTGATAAACTGGTGTTTGCGGAGGAAGATCTGGAGGATCTGGAAAGAGTGCCCAAACATATCATTGCGCTGATGAAACTGGAAACCATAAGCTATGCCCTCTGGGGGCGTGATTTCCAGCCCCAGCCAGACGGAGAGGGATCTAAGGTCTATTGGTTCCCCTGGTTTGCTCTCTACTCCCAGGATGAGATCAACAATATGGATGATGAGCGGAGGGGTGCCCTCCTCGCTGCTGATGCGACTGATGGTGCGGTTGCGGGTTTCGGTTGTCTGGATGCGTATGCTCGCTCCTCGTCTGCGTCTGCGTACATTGGGTTCCGCTTGTGCCAGGAAACGGAGGAGAAAGCGGAATATTTCGGAAAGCAGTTTATCCAGCTCTGGGCTGATTACCTGGCTTTCAATTTCACTGTTGGCGATCCTCTCAAATGATCATGGCGATGTGGACTAATTTTTACTATGGTGTGGTTGCCCTGGCTCTGGTGTTCCAGGTGATCCTCCTTTTCTGGGGGAAACCGATCAGAAAGCAGATCAAGCTCCAGGGTAACTATTCCCCTCTGGGGATCGTGTGCAACACCGTTACCGCTGCAACAATCCTGGTGGTGTTTGGAGGTGTTTTCACCTCTCAATCGGCTCTCTTTGTGTTCCTCCTTTTCACAATCTTTCTGGGGAAATGGATGGGCTGGAGAGTGCTTACCAGAAAGATTATCACTGTGAGTTTACTGGCATTTGTGCTGATCAACAAATTCCAGCTACATATCAACTTTTATCAACAATTTTATAACCTCTTTACGCAATGGTAGATGAAATTATGTTCCTGGATCTCCCCAGAGAGGAGAGGGAGCAAGTGATGAGGGATAACTGCGATCAGATCATTGAGCGGAGTTATACCAAAAAATTCGACCAGGAGGAGATCAACGCTCGGAGGGCTGAATATGCCGATGTGGGAATCCAGGTGGCAGAGCTGGAAAAACAGCTTGCGGAGATCCGTGCTTTCACTGAAACCTATGATCGTTTCGGGATCAATGATCCCCAGGCTGGATGGACTCCAGCGAAACTGGGGCAATTCATCCGCCTCAATCGTGGGGTGTTTGAGGAACGCCAGGAGTGCATGAAACTGGTATCACAGCTCAAAAACTTCACAGCCAAAGCAAAGGCGGAGATCCAGAAACAGCGTGATCCCTCTGGCTCCACTGCTGATGTTTACCGCCAGGAGGTAGAGAGCAATCTGCCTAAGAGTTTCACCGTAAACCTGGCAATATTCAAGGGGACTGCAAAGCAATCTATTGAGGTGGAGTTTGATCACTACCTCAAAGATGGAGAAGTTTTCCTCCAGCTCGTTTCCCCTGGTGCAAATGAGCTTACTGAAACCTATCGTGATCAGTGCATTGATGATGTGCTGGATAAGATCCGTGAAGTCGCTCCCGATATAGCAATCCTGGAAGTATAACAGAATCGCATGGCTCGTAAACGACCAATCCCACTAATGCCTTTTGACACTCTGGCATGGCTCTCCATGCCAGGTGTTAGGGGGCTATCTCCAGAGCTTAGATCGCTCTGGCTGGATCTGCTATGTCTTATGTGGGGGAGTGTTGAGCGAGGGGTACTGTTGAAACCTAATGGAGATAGATACTCCAGAGGCGAAATAAACCGCCTCCTGGCGATTAACGATGATGGAGTGATAGAAACCCTTATTGATGCTGGTTTGTGCGCCTGGCGTGAAGATGGTGCCCTTTTCAGCAGAGAAATAATCAAAGGGGAAAGTATCAGAGCAAAGCGGAGAGAGGCTGGGCTGAAAGGCGGAAACGCTACCAAAGCCAAAATATTCTCTCCCCCTCCAGATCCTCCAAAGGAGAAAGCCCAGGAGATCAAGGTGGAGGAGCCTATCCTACCACTCATTGAGGAACCGCCCCAGGAAGAATTGCCCCCACCTCTATCCACCGAGGAAAAGGCAAAGGCAGAGAAAAAGAAAAAATATAAATATGCAGAATTTGTATCGCTTACCAGGGATGAATACGCCAAACTATGTGAGGAGCATACCGAGGAGGGAGCTAAAAGGATGGTAGAGATCCTGGATAATTACAAAGGATCCTCTGGCAAAAGATACAAAAACGACTATAGAGCAATCCTTAACTGGGTTGTAGATAGGTATTACGAAGAACAACGAAAAAATGGAATTTACCAACGGCAACATATCACACCAGCTAACCCAGGAGGAGGCTCTGAAAATAATCAGAGATTCCCAGGCTCAACGCTACCAATCAATCAAGCAGAGGGAGGCGGAGCTGGCAATGAAGCACAGAAAGACTACTCTGAAAGGTTTTAAGTACGATCTTTCTGTTGCTGATGAATATTCGGCACACGCCCGACTGGTTAAGAATATTGCCGATAACCTTATGCTCAAAGAGCTGGGATCGTACCAGATTGATGAGCATAACAAAAAGGTACTGCAATTCCTCTTATTCTATTTCAATGGTTGTGAGCTGGCGGAGAAAGTGTTTCCAGAGGAGAATTACAAGCTCAACAAAAACATCCTACTTATAGGGGAGCCTGGCACTGGGAAAACTCTGATCATGCAAATATTTTCGGATTATCTCCGAGCCACTGAAAATGAAATGGCGTTTCACAATATCAGTGCAACCCAGTTGATGAATTATCATAAGGTTAATGGGCATATCAATAAATATACCTACAACCAGACTGAAAAGGGCGAAACTTATGATGGATGTGCTCCGCTCCATATCTGCCTCAATGATCTGGGATTGAAAACCGAGAATCAAAAGAGTTTCGGCACCCTGCTCAATCAAGTGATGGATGAGTTTCTGTTTGCCAGATATGAGATCTACCAGCAATATCAGAAACGCTATCATATCACCTCCAATCTAACAGTTAAGGATCTCAAAGAACGCTTTGAATCCAGGCTGGTAGATCGTTTCAAATCATTCAATGTAATTGAGCTGCGAGGAGGCAGCCGAAGAAAATAAACCTGGTTAATATGCAAAATGTAAATTGGAATAAACTAAGAGATCTGGCACACCAAACATCCGTGGATCATGGTTTTTATGAGGATAAGCCCAGCAACATTCATTTCCTCTGTCTGATAGTTTCAGAGCTGATGGAGGCAGTGGAGGCAGATAGGAAAAACCATAGGGCTAAGATCCGCCCCTCTTACGATACTCCCAGGTATTCCATGTTTTCAGATCAGACTTTCCATTGTGGGAATGTATATTTCAAGGAAAATTTTGAGGTGCAAATAAAGAATACACTGGAGGATGAGTTGGCAGATGTTGTGATCCGTTGTCTGGATCTGGCTGGAGCCAACAACATAGATATATTATTCGGAAATCCTCCAGCGATCAGAAACCAGGGCAATACTCTTACAGAGAAAGTCTGGTATATATCTGGAGTGCTCACTGATCACACGGTGCCACTTACTACAAAGCTCAATACAACCATTAGGCACTGTTTCCAGCTCTCCAGAGAGTATGGCATTGATCTCCTCTGGCACATTGAAAAGAAAATGATGTATAACACTCTCCGATCTAAAAAGCATGGCAAGCGTTACTAATGCCCAAAAGTGTGTTTGACAAACAATTCTATCCAATATAATATGACAAAGAAAGCAGATAAAAAGAAAGTGATCCTCACTCTCTGTAAGGTGTTTCCGATCACCCACCAGAGAGCCAAGCAGCCCACTGGTTTTGAGGATAAAATGAACCGAGGAGAAAAGATCCACACGATCCGAGGCAACAGAAAAGGTGTATGGGATAAGCGATATTCCGATATTGCCTCTGGTAGGAAATATCTCTCTATCCGAGAATGGGAGGGCAGACCTTATAACTCCCAGCAGAGGGAGATAGGGAGGCGTGATGAGATCGGACTGCAAAAGATCACCATGATCTATGGCACCGATGATGCCGTTCCCCAGGCGTGGGTTGATGATCGCCAGGTGCCAGTGGAGGAGCTGGCTAAAAACGATGGGCTTTCAATGGAGGACTTTGTGAACTGGTTTTTTGGCAGCGTTCACGAGGGTAACGTATTTGAGGGCGTGGTTATTCACTTTACTAACTTTAGATATTGAATGGAAACTAATACTACAAAGAGAACGGATCTATTTAAGGTTGATCCCCGAAATATCGTTGTGATGGAGGGTTTCAATGTGCGAATAGATTTTGATCTGGATGAGCTGAAAGAGCAGATCAAGGCTGCTGGAGTGCTCAATCCGATCACTGTTATCCCTTTCAAGGATGAGGATGGCAATGAGAAATACCAGCTTGTAGATGGTGAAAGGCGATACAGAGCAACCATGCTGGCTATTGAGGAGGGTGCTGATATTCCCTATATCAAGGCTCTCAAAGCTCCGAAAGATAGCACCCCAGAGCAACTATACATAGAGCAGATGATGCGAAATGAGGGCAAGCCTTTCTCCGAGTATGAATGTGCTATAATGTTTCGCAGATTTAAGGAGGAGCTTGGCTATAGCCAGGTGCAAATTGCCGACAAATTTAAGAAATCTCCAGCTTTCATAAGCAAATGCCTCTCTTTGTTGAATCTCCCCCAGTATCTCCAGGATCAGATCGTAGCTGGCACCCTTACTGTCAAGGCAGCAAGGGAGATCGCTAACAACTATAGATCTCCTCAATCCCAGGTAAAGGCTGCAAAGAAAGCTGTGGCTGAAGCCCAGGAGCAAGGTAAGGCAACTGCCAGCAATAAGGAGGTTGGCGGATTCCTTAAAGAGGAAAGGGAGGCAAAGGTGATCTCCGAGGCTCTGAAAAAAGTATGGGCGTATATGGATGGTGAAAGGATGGTTGATATTGATCTGGTGGCACGGCTCCTGGATCAGAAAGGCAGCCTCCGTAAAGCCATGAGAGAGTATAAGAAAGGAGGTGCGAAATGAACGAAATTAACGGATCAATCCATGTTCCCTGGTGGATGATTGCTGCCACTCCGAAACCCAGGCTCCCCAGAAAGCAGAAAAAACGGATCATTAAGACCGTGGGGAGAGAGGGCTACAGACAGATGATCTGGCACATGAGAAAAGTTTATGCCATGTTTGGCTATCGTAAATTTAATATAAAAGAGATAAAATGAAACTGTTATTCTTTGACCTGGAAACCACTGGCACATATCCAGGTAAGCATGGGATCCACCAGATGAGCGGAATGATCGTGATTGATGGTGAGATCAAGGAGAAATTTGATTTTAAGGTTAGACCTAACCCCCAGGCGGAGATCCTGGATGAGGCTCTGGAGGTGGCTGGTGTTACCAGGGATCAGATCCTGGCATACCCTCCGATGGGAGAAGTATATCACCAGTTTGTAGATGGGATTCTGGCAAAGTATGTGGATCGCTACAACAAAACGGATAAGTTTTTCCTGGTTGGCTACAATAACGCCAGCTTTGATAACCAGTTTCTCCGTGGATTTTTCCTCCAGAATGGGGATAAATACTTTGGCTCCTGGTTCTGGGCAAACTGTATGGATGTGATGGTGCTGGCTACTCCGTATCTGGCTGCAAAGAGAGCCGAAATGAAAGACTTTAAGCAGGGCACCGTTGCTAAGGCACTGGGGATTCCAGTGGAGGATGAAAAGCTCCATGATGCCCTCTATGACATTGAGATCTGCAAAGCGATCTTTGACATTGTAACACCCAATATCTTTTAACAATATGGAAAATCAGAAAGAAAATCCAGCCCAGGAAAACGTGGCTGTAGAGAAAAAGGAAGTCAGAAAGGCGTATTTCCCTCCCTACTGGGAAAAGCGCAAGAAACGGCTGAAAAAGGAGTTTATCCAGAAACTCCAGGATTCGGCAAACAGTGAGGTGATCGCCTCTGATAAGTTTGGAGAGTATCGTGCTGGCACGTTCCTCCATAAGGCAGCGATCGTGAGCGTTCAGAAGGAAAACGGAATGTGGAGCCTCCATGTAGTGAGCGAGGAGTTTATCAGCTCACGCCTTATAGAGGAGATCCGCTACAAGTATCTGCCAGATGATCTGCTGATGGCACAACTCTTTGGCACCAGAGAGGAGGCAAAGGTGCTCAAAGGCGTTGTGCTCTATGAGATCCCCCAACCAAGTAAAGAGGAGGAGAAATGATCTACATTGGTATTGATACTGGTACCAACACTGGGATTGCTGTCTGGGATAACAGACAGCGATCCTTTATCAGTGTTGGCTGTGTGGCGATCCATAAGGCTCTAAAGATCGTGGAGGAATACCACCAGAAAGCTCTGGAGGCTGGCACCAGGTGTATTGTGAGGGTTGAGGATCCCAGGCAGAGAACGTGGTTTAAGCAAATGCCCAGGGAGGAGGAGCGAAAGAAACTGCAAGGCGTTGGATCAGTCAAACGTGATGCCTCTATCTGGGAGGATTTCCTGGAGGATCTGGGCGTGGAGTATGAAATGGTGGCTCCGAAACGGAATGTTACCAAGCTCCCCCAGGATCGTTTTAAGAAAATGACTGGCTGGAATAAGAGCACAAATGAGCATGGGAGGGATGCTGCTATGCTTGTTTTCGGATGTTGATAAATTTTTCTGGCTCAAAAGTGTGTTTATCAGACACATTTTTATTATCTTTGCATTATTAACCGAGTAAATAATTCACGATGGAAAAGATCATAATCTTATCGGTATTTTTTTTGATCCTGGTGCTCCTTTTTGCCTTTGGAGGATTAAGGGAAACTATAGGGGATGCAATGGTTAAGTTATTCCCTAAGAATCACTCACAAAAGGGTGATATTGTTGATATTTTCCTCAATGGGAAATACAATAGAACCGCTACGATCACAAAGATCAGTGCTGATAAGATCTATATATACAACAACGCTCTCTCTCTGGTGCTGGACTACAGAGGGCGTTTCTATGGGATCGGTGTGGATCCTAACGATGGCAGCCGATTGATCTATGTTGGCAACCGTAAGCATTACCGATTCATCCGCCTGGCAGAAATGATCCGTAAGGCTTTTGCTGTGATGGATGATGTGGATAACCTGGAGGCAACCGATAATCCGATTGGGGAGGCTGATGAGAGCCAGGAAAGCGAGGTGAGCAATGACCAGTGAGGCTCCCCAGATGCGTAAGGTGGCGGATCTCCACAATCTGCCAGAGAATCCCAGGAGTATCACCAAAGAGGGAATGAAACGCCTGGTGGATTCGATTAAGGCAAACGGTTTCTATGAGCATAGACCTCTGGCGATCGTTGAACGTGATGGGCTTTTGGTTGTACTGGATGGCAACCAAAGGCTCAAAGCTGCAAAAAAGCTAAAGCTGAAAGAGGTGCCCACCGTGCTCTACATTGATACCACTCCAGAGGAGGAGAGGGAAATTATCCTCCGAGGAAATATCAATAATGGCGATTGGGATAAGAATGTTCTGGAAACCGAGGATCTTTTCAAGGGCGTGGATTATGATGCTATAGGGCTGGTGCTCCCAGATCTTATCCCAGGGCACCTGGAGGAAAAGCCTCAAAAGGGCAAGAGGGCAAAGGTTAGCCAGGATCCAGAGCCAGATGATGATCCAGCCGATGAGGATAACAGCAATGATCCAGATGATGATGAGGATCTCGATGATGAGGAGAATGAGAAAGAGGCTTTCTATCGCTCCATGTTCAAGGATGTGCTTTATCCGAGTGATAATAAATTTGAGATCCCCTCTCTTTTGCTGGAGGAGCAAGCTGGTTATCTGGAGCTGCCATTTTCTCCCTGGGGTGCAAACAGCCGATTGAGAAAGGATGTTTCAACGTATCATTTTTATGTAGATGATTACCGATTTGAGGCTCTTTTCAAGGATCCGATCAAATTGCTTACAAGCGGTTGCAAGGCGGTTGTTGAGCCTAATTGTAGTTGCCATGATCAAACCCCTATCGCCTGGGGCATTCAGTTGATCTATAAGAAACGCTGGCTTTGCCGATACCTCCAGGAGTGCGGAATCAAAGTTTACGCAGATCTCAATGTTTCCCACAAATTCATTGAATACAATAAAATGGGGATCCCCAAAGGATATAATGCTTTCGCTACTCGTGGGCTGGATGGGTGGATGGAAAGCCTTAAATCTGATCTCCAGGTAGCCCAGGAGATCTCTGGACTGGAACGCCCTAACCTCATAGTGTATGGCGGAGGTGATGAGATCCAGGAGTTTTGTCAGAAACATGGGCTGCTATATGTAACCGATTTTATAAACGCTAAAAAGCAATAACATGGGTAGAAATTCTGGCGGAGTGGTGAATATCTCTGGCGGTGGTGGTAATGCTGGCATTGTCGCTAAAGCTGTGAAAAATTCACGCTCCATATCAACCATTAAAGATAGATCTGTGGCAAAAGAACTGCAACAAGGCATTTCTCGCTTTCATGCCGTTTTGGGTGTGAGGGAGAGGAGTGTGAGGATCGCTGATCTATCTGGCATGAACGCTCTGGGTGTAACCTATATCGGAGGGGAGGGCAAAAGTGCTGGCATCCTCCTTAATGAGAAATTCTTTGATCGCAAACGAAAGGCGATCATTACCGATGTGAGAAAGAAACACTACGATACTGGTTTCAAAAACCGAACCAATGCACCTCTCCAGCACACGATCACACATGAGCTGGCACACGCAACCTGGAATGCCTCCATGACCTCCGCCAATGCCAGGGGTGCAAAGAAAGAGATCACCCAGCTTTATCACCGATGGCTGGGAGATAAAAAGAAAAAAGGTTATGGCTCCTATGGTGCCACAAATGTTAGTGAGTTCTGGTCGGAGGCTATCACCAAAGCGGTGCATGGCAAGGCAGACCGTTACACTAAAAGAGTGATCAACATAGCGAGAAAGTATAAACTATAATTGTTAAATTTACAAAGTTATTCAAGAAAGTAAGTGATATGAAAAAGATCGAACTATCTGCTGATGAGATCCAGGTGATCAAAGAGCAGCTCAACGGAGAGTTTGGGGCATTCACCGCAACCCCCAGACAGCAACAGTTAATCATGGGTGTAACCGACAAGGCTCTGGCTCTGGCTGATGAGCTTAACGCTTATGATGATGTAGGCGAGGATCTGATCCAATGGTACTATGATAAGTACCTGGAGCAAGAGAACGCTAACGCCCAGTGATCGTTCACCAGGTTAAGAGAAAATCGGGCGGTACTTTCACCGTCTGATTTTTTCTTACCCACAAAGTGTGTTTGACAAACACGTTACTACGGAGATACAACGAAAGATGGCAAAGAAATTATTTCAACCAGGAAATAAAATTGGCAACCGTTTTTCCTCAGACAATCAACCAGAGAATCGGAGGAAACCAAAGATCTTTACCGTGCTGAAAAGGAAATACGGCATAGATCTGGGGGCTAATGGCGATTTCTCCCAGGGGCAGATCCAGGATCTACTCCAGGCGTTGCTCTGCGTGGATATTCGCCAAGCCACTGCCCTAAGCGTTGAACTGAACCAGGATCTCCAGGAGATAGTAAAAAAAATCAAGAATGGGGAGCCGATCCCAAAGCTGAAAAAGGATGAGGTGATAAGCCAGGTGTTTATTGTGCTCTCCCAGGCGATAAGCCGTGAATCAGCAAAGGGAGAAAGCTCAACTATCCGCTGGATAATTGAGTATCTGTTTGGCAAAGCAACCCAGCCGATTGAGAGTGAAATTAACGCCCAGGTAACGAGCAATGATGTGGATCTATCGGCTCTCACAGTAGAGGAGCTGATGCAATACAACGTGCTCCTGGAAAAGATCAAGGCTGGAAAGGATGGCAAATAAAACGGTATCAGTGCCGATGGCACTTGCAGTCAAGATGGAATTGTGGAGGCGTGGCTGCTTCGATTTCATCACAACCAGGGATGGCAAAAAGCATGAAAAGCAATCCCTGGCTCTCCAGATATTGACAGATGAGGATCATGTGGAGATATTGTATGGAGGTGCTGCTGGTGGTGCTAAATCGTGGACTGGTGCCGTTTGGCTGCTTTTTATGTGCCTTTGCTATGCTGGTACTAAATGGTTTGTTGGTCGAGCTGAACTAAAGAGGATCACCCAATCAACTTATATCACGTTCAAGCGAGTTGCAAAGATGTATGGGGTGCCAGATGATCTCTGGAAATACAATGGGCAACTCAACTACATAGAGTTTTGGAATGGCTCCAGGATTGATTTCCTGGATCTCAAATATATTCCCAGCGATCCTCTATATGAGCGTTATGGCTCCATTGAGTTTACTGGTGGCTGGATTGAGGAGGGCGGAGAGGTTAATTTCGGTGCTTATGATACCCTTAAAACTCGTGTAGGTCGCTGCCTCAATGCAGAGCTGGGATTGAAACGAAAGCTCTTTATCACTTGTAACCCCAAAAAGAACTGGATGTATGATACTTTCTACAAGCCCTGGAAAACTGGAGTGCTCCTGGAGTATCGCTACTACATTGCGTGTCTGGTGCAAGAGAATCCGTTTATTGATCCCGATTACATAGAGGGTTTGCGATCCACCTCCGATAAGGTCAAGTTTGAGCGATTATTTAAGGGTAACTGGGATTACGATGATAACCCCAATGCTCTCTGCTCTTATGATGCGATATGTGCCATATTCGGCAACAAGATCGCTCTGCGTAATGGCAAATACTATATCACTGGTGATATTGCACGTTTCGGAGCGGACTATGCGAGGCTGGCTGTGTGGGATGGCTGGTGCATAGTTGAAAAGATCAGCATGGCAACCAGCAAAACCACCGACATTCAAACCTGGATCATCAACAAACAGAAAAAGTATAGGATCCCCAACTATCGCTGTATTGTGGATGAGGATGGCGTTGGTGGTGGCGTGGTCGATAACTGCGAGATCCAGGGCTTTGTGAATAACTCTGTTGCTCTGGCTGGAGAGAATTACAGAAACCTCCAGGCACAATGTGGCTACAAGCTGGCGGAGCATATTAACGCCAATGAGGTAGGCATGGAGGAGGATATTGTGAGCCAGGCGGAGAGAGAGGAGATCGTGCGTGAGCTGGAACAACTGCAAACGTGGAAAGGTGATAGCGATGGAAAGCTCCAGCTAAAACCGAAAGAGGAAATCAAAGTTGATATAGGGCACTCCCCAGACTGGAGGGATCTCTTTCTGATGAGATCCTGGTTTGACTACAACGAGGTGGAGATCCCCGATAACATAGAGCAAATATTAGGTTTAACGTAACAAACAACTAAGTATGGGTTTAATCAACGCAATTCAAAACGAGATCAAGGCTGCTGTGGGCTATCAACAGTCATTCTCCGAGCTGCTGGCATCTAAGGATGTAACCAGGGCACTCTCCATGATGCGTGATCGCTCTGAATCTGCTGCCAAATACCGCAAGGAGTATGAGGTTAGCACTCATAAGGTGATGGATCGCCAGGATCGTGCCGTGTACGACAAAAAAGGCAATTTCCTCCGCTGGAGTAAGCGGAACAAAATTCCTATCCCTTACCAGATATTCATCAACGAGATCTCCCTGGTGTTCCTCTATGGCAGACCTCCCAAATGGAGCCAGGGATCAGAGGGCACTGATGAGGCATTTGCCAACTTTATCAACCTCCAGAATGAGATCCGTTTCAATGCCGTGATAAGGGAGGCGAAACGTGCTGCTGGAGCGGAGGGAGTTTCTGCGATCCTCTATCATTGCTACAAGGATGATGAGGGGAAACCCAAACTCCTCCTCAATCTCCTTTCCTACAAGGATGGAGATACGATCTACACCGTCAAAGATCAATACAAGCGTTTGACTTCCTTTGCCTGGGGCTACTACCTTACCGAGGCTGGCAATCGCACGGTGTATCATGTGGATATTTACACCGCTGATACTATCTATCGTGCCAGGCGTGAAAGCGTGGGCTGGGAGGTTCTGGTTATGCGTAACCCAGTGGGCAAAATCCCAGTGCTGCTCTTTGAGCAAAAGCCAGAGCACTCCGATGTTCAACCTCTGATAGAAAAGGTTGAGGATAGTGAGAGCACCGAGGCTGATGTGATTGATCGCTTTGCCAACCCTGCTATGGTGGCAACAGCGGAGATCCTTAATTCTCTGCCTAAATCGGAGGATGAGGCTAAACTATATATCCTCAAAAACGGTGGCGATGTACGTTACCTTACCTGGGATCAAGCCAGTGAGAGCAAGCGTAACCAGTTTGAACGCCTGGATAAACATATCCTCTCCAAGTCGTTCACTCCTAACATTGACTTCGACAACATGAAAAGCCTGGGCAATCTATCGGCTAAGGCTATCCGCAAGGTCATGCTGCTTGCAGTCATTAAGGCGGAGCGACACAAGGAGAAACACGATGAGTACATGAGCCGTCACGCCTCCATTATGAAAGCGATCCTGGGCAATGTGCTGGACTATCGCAATAAGGCTCAATATGATGCCCTGGTGCTCCGCCATGAGTTCCAGGAGCCGTTTGGCGATGATGTGAGTGAAATGCTGGCTGATCTCTCCAAGCAGTACAATGATGGAGCGTTGAGCCGTGAAACCTATGTTGAATTATCCTACCTGGTTAAGGATGCCCAAGCCGAACTGGAGCGTATCAGGCAAGAGGAGGCAGAGCGTATGGCTCAACAACTGGAGCAACAGACAGCCCTTAATAAGATGGATGCTTTTGGGGAGGCTGAATGATGGAACTGAAAACGAAATTCAACCCAGGCGATGAGGTCTGGGCTATGCACCAGAATAAGCCCAGAAAGTTTCGGATCTCCACCATTGAAATCTATCTGTATGCACCAGGTACCCCAATGGTACGGAGGCACCAGGAGATCTATGTGGAGGCGGTCAATGATCCCAGCAAACGTAATAACCCCCAGCACCTCCGATATGGAGCCGATGAGTGCTTTGCCACTATGGAGGATCTGAAAAACCACCTATTCAAGGAATGAAACAGATCCGTTACATGGTGCTCGACACTGAAACTGATCTCCTGGTGGATGATTGCACCAGCCAGGATGATGCCATTGAAAGGGCTGGAGATCTCAACCGATCTGTAGCCACTCTGGAGGTGATTGAGGATGGGATATATGAATACTCCGATCCAGATCCACGATATAAACCAGTAAAAGTTATAATCAAAGAATTGGAATAATGAAAGTTCAATTATTGCCAGGCACGGCTGGCGTTTATGCTTTCTATTGCCCTGGATGTGGCAAAGAACATACCGTGTTTACAAAAGATGAGGGTTACAAGCATCCGATCTGGGGCTTTAATGGTGATGTGGATAAGCCTACTTTCACCCCCTCTGTATGTGCGATCTCAACCAGCCCCGATGGGGAGATCAGATGCCACTCTTTCATCCGTGATGGCAAAATAGAATACCTCCAGGATAGTAGTCACTCCCTGGCTGGCAAGACAGTTGAAATGATAGATCTGGAAGATGGCAACAAAGAAACCAACCCCTAAACCCCAGTACACTTGCAAAGACTGCAAGCACTCAACCGACTGGCACGAAAAAGGAGCCGATGGCTCCATGATCTTTTGTCGCTGCCAGTTCCACCAGTATTGCAAATTTCTCAACCACGATTATTGCGATCACTTTCTAAAGCGATGAACATAGCAACCAAATATGATGTAGGGCAAATTGTCTGGATTATGTTCAACAATGAGCCAGAAACCTGGGAGGTGACAAAGATCCACCTGGGGGATGTGCAACACCGCAGCACCAGCCCAATGATCACCTATGATCTGACGCACCACGGATTGAATCATTGTGGTAGTGTTCACTCAATCTCTGGTGTAATGGAGCATAAGATCCACGCCACAAAGAGGGATCTGTTAAACTCTTTCCTAACAGATAAAGACTGATGCCGAAATTGGATTTTGACCAGATGCAAAAGCAGCTATTCAAACGCACGGAGGGATATGCTGCCAAAGTTCGCACGATCTACCAGGGAGCACTCTCTAAGATCATTAACCTGGTGAAAGATGTGGAGCTGGAGGAGGGAAAGCCTTTCTCCTTTTCGGAGTATGGGTTGAGCGATGATGTTACACCGATATTCCGCTCAATGTATAGCGAAACATACCAGGCGATCCGTGGAGGGATCGGTAAGGAATGGCTGATGGCGAATGAGAATAATGATGCCCTGGTTAAATCCATTTTCGGAGCAAGCTCAATAGAGGATCACCACTTTGCCAGGTTCTTTATGCGCAACATGGAGGCTATGGATGCTTTCTTTGCCAGGAAAACTGGGGAGGAGGGGCTGGATCTATCCCAGAAAGTCTGGAAATACACTGGGATGTATAAGAACGAGCTGGAAATGAGCCTGGATCTGGCTATCGGAGAGGGCACCCCAGCAAACCAGTTAGCCTCTAAGATCAAACAATACCTCAATGATCCAGACCGCTTTTATAGGAGGTTTCGTATCAAGATCGGAGAAAAGGATGATGGCTCCCCGATCTGGGGCTACAAGTGGAAACGGAGGGTGTTTGACAGTGAGAGCGGAGGCTACAAGTGGATAGATGATAACCCGAAAAACTATCACCCTGGGAGGGGCGTTTATCGCTCCTCTGCCAGGAATGCCCAGAGGTTAGCCAGGACTGAAACCAACATTGCATATCGCACCGCTGATTACACCAGATGGCAACAGCTCCCCTTTGTGATTGGTGTTGAGATCAAGTTGAGCAACAATCACCCAGAGCCAGATATTTGCAATGATCTGAAAGGGATCTATCCCAAAGATTTCAAATGGACTGGCTGGCACCCTAATTGCCGTTGCTACATGGTTCCAGTTCTGGCTGGCAAAGAGGATGTGAGCAACATGGTTGATAAGATCCTGGATGGAGAGGATCCTGGCACCGTTCACCCTGGGGGATCCGTGGATGAAATGCCAGATCAATTCCAGGACTGGATCAAGGCAAACGAGGAGCGTTACAAGCAAGCGGAGCAAAATGGCACACTGCCATATTTCATCCGTGATAACAAAAAGAGCGTTGAGCAAATTCTAAAGCCTCTCACGCCAGAGGAGAAGCACCACCAGGAGTTAGTAGCCAAGTATGGAGAAAGTGCCGTACAGAGCCTCTATGATGCCTACAAAGCGTTTATAGATAAGATCTCCGTGGGTGATCTGGACTACCAGATTAAAAAGCTCAAATTTGAGGCTCAATGGGTGGCTGATAAAAACAAGTTCCCCACCTCTCCAGAAATGGTTAAGATGCTCAATAACCAACTGGCAAAGGTGGAGGCTCAAAAGGAGTTACAGTTGGCGGTTTCCGATGCCCAAGCGGTTCTGAATTTCAAGAGCAAGAGCAAACCCCTCAAAGAGATCCAGGCGGAGCTGGCTGATGCCATAAGCCGTGGAGCGACTGCAACCGAGATCCGAGCGATCACAGCCAGAGGCACCGCAAGGATCCAGAGCATTGAAAAGGCAAGGCTGGCAAAACTGGCTAAGACCGCTGGAGGGGATGGCTCTGTAATTGATCTCTATGCCACGGAGGAGGAAAAGCTGGAGCTGGCAAGGCTCCTGGATGGTTACAACTCCGAAATGGCGATCCATGAGAGCCAATGGGCTTCCAGTGTGAATTACGCCTACATGAGGCTGGCGGAGTATAGAAAATCCCTGGCGTTGAAATACCAGGGCAAGCAAGGGCGGTTAGTTAAGCTCAATGGGGAAACCGTTGAGAGTGCCCAGCAAGCCCTGGATGAGTACCTGGAGGCTCCGATCAACACCAGTGCCAACACTCCAGTAGGAGGGCGATTCCAGACAACCTCCTACTGCCAGGAGAAAGGGCAAATCTCCTCCTTTGCCAAACAGACTGGCATTAGTGAGGATGAGCTGGGTTTGATCAATCGCTACAGCTATGGATCCAAGTGGATCAACCTTTATAGTTATGGGGTTACGGATCCCTATCATGGTTGTGTGTTCGATTATGGAGGGCTATGCCAGAAGTATATCCCAGCAACAAACTCCGTGCTGGAAAAGCTGCCACGATATGAGGGCACCGTTTTCTCTGGGATCTCCTTTGACAGTGCAACCCTATCAAAGTATATCACCGAAATGCAGACCTGCCTTTCTGGTGGTGTGCCATACGTCAATAAGGCTCTGATGAGTTCCACCACCAACATCAACAAAACCACGATCTTTGGCGATAATGTCATGCTGGTGATCAAGAGTAAGAAAGGGGCGGATATTAAGGCGATCTCCCACTATCCCAGTGAGGATGAGATTGTGTTTAGGGCTGGCTCCAGATTCAAGGTGCTCAAAGTTTACCAGGAAACCCAGAAAAAGTTTGGTTTCGGCAACGGCTGGGTTATAGAGCTGGAGGAGTTATGAAAGAAACGGATCCAAACTGTCTTTGCAATCTGGATCCGTTGTTGTGTAGTGCCTGGTGTCTGGTTAGCGTTTGCCAGTTTCAAAAACCTTTGCCCAGTCGGTTGTATCTCCGTAAGGGTTGGGGGCTTTACCAGGTAAATAATCCTGGATGAAACCCTCTTTCCATTGCTTGTAAGCCTCTGCCAGGGGCGTTGAGGTGTCGCACCGATCCAGGAATGAGAAATGAAAATTACGCTCATAATCCCAGAGAGAGGCTGCCAGGGGCATATCCTCATTGCCGATGTAGGGGTTTTGATCCTCCCCCTTATACCAGCGGTAGTTTGAATAATCCTCCGTGAAGCCAGAGAAAAATCCCTCTTTGTTCCAATCTGTTGCCATATCAAATATAAGCTATTATGTCTATGCCTTTGAGGATGTAAACACAGCCCTCATGCTGTTGCCAGTGGTATCTGTTTTGGCGGTCGGTTTCTCTGTTGAGATCATCAACCAGGGCTTTCACCGCTTTGATCTTTTCCTCCAGGAATATCCTGGCGATTACCTCTGGAGGAATGGTAAACGTGATTTTCATTTGATCACGTTTTCATAGAAACGCTCTATCACATTACGCATATCCCTGGGGAGCCTGGATAACGTGGGGATCCTTAATCCGTCTGGTATATGCCAGAGGGTTTCTGCTATGGATCCAACTATGGCTCCGTTGGTGTCGCTATCACCACCAATCGCTATGGCTTTGCGGATAGCATCCTCAAATGATCTGGAGGCGGATAACACCTGGAAACAAATTGGGAGGGTGCCCTGGCACGTTTCATCAAATGTGCCGATCACTGGATCATGGCTTTCCCAGTCTGGATAATACTTTGTGGCGATCTCCAAAACACCTTTCAGATCCGCTCCGTGTCTGCCAGCCCAGATCATGTGGGCGGTGCATACGGCTCCTTTGATCCCCTCTGGATGGTTGTGGGTAACGCTTGCAGTCTTTTCTGCCTCCTGGAGCACCTGGGAAAGATCCTCAAAAACCCAGGCGATAGGGCTAACCCTCATGGCAGATCCATTGCCGAAACTGTTGTAAGGCTCTGGGTGCTCTGACTGGATCCACTGGGCAAACCTACCACCATAACCTCCTTTGGGATTGGGGTACTTTCGGCACCAGCGTAACAGATTTGCCATATAGCACGGATCTCCCTCTTTCCTGGTGATCCGTCTGTTGATTGCATCCGCTATTGCTATGGTGCAAATGCTATCATCCGTGAAAGTGCTCTCTGGAGATAGCCAGGGGAAATAGTAGTTGTGGGTGTTGTTAAACTCGTATGGTGATCCCACAATATCACCTATTATCGCTCCTATCATTGTCGTAATAGTTTTGATTTATGAACCGCTCCAGTTTGATCCGTGCATATTTGGCTTTGCGATAGATCTTTTTGTGATACCATTTTGTGAGCCAGGAGGCTTTGAGATATTTACCGTATTTCTGGCTCTCAAAGATCAATGATTTAGTAAGGCTATTGACCATGATTGATTTTGCTCCCAGGATAGCGGTTTTGCAAAACTCATCAGATGCTTTCCTAAGCTGCTCCATTTGACCAGCCAGTGAATTTCCCATCTGCTTTGCCAGCAACTCCGCCTCTGCCTCTGTCATCCCATCAAATTTCTCACTTTCCATTGTTGCCTCCTTTCTTAACGCCTCTGTTGGTTTCTTTTGATTGGAGAGTGCCCTTTCGGATCGTGGCACGTCTGCCTTTGTATTCTCCGTTGTTGAGGGTGCTCCAGAGGCTTTCCCTGGCGATCCCTACCACCTCCAAGGGGAGCACATCATATATGGCTGCCACGCTGCCAAAATAGTAATGTCGCTCTCCCTGGTATGGCTCATGGAGTTCAACGTGGATCACTTTTCTCTGCTGCTTCATGTATATATGTGTTTATTGAACGCAAAATTAGCAATTATATTTAATATAACAAACTTTTAAGCCGTTATATTTTGGCGATAGCTTCATTTTTCGTTCTGGAGATCAGAGTTATATTTTTCAATACTGGTTAGGCGTTGCCGAATAAACCAGAATAGATCACACTCTTTCCAGCTCTTTGATACGATCCAGCGGAATGTTGGCACCGTTAGCCAGGTTGGATCTGGAGCTGCCTCCTCAAAGGTGAAAACAGCATAATGATCCGCCCAGAGGATCCGCCATATTGCCAATAGCTTTTTCATTGCTTTAACTCCTCTGGAAATTCATTAAACCGTCTTACTATCTCCTGGCAGAGGGCGTTTGAGCTTTCTACATCGCCCAGGTGGATTTGAGCTATTGCCAGATTCCAGCCATCATCAATACAGAGATCGGCATCCATTTCATCCGCTCCAAACGCACGTTTGCCCCTGGCTGGTATGCAAACCAGTTTCATTGTTTTGGTGTCAAGTGTGCCAGAGGCATACTTCCATTTCAGTTTTATCTCCATGATCTTACAATTCAAATAGTTTTCCAAGCATAAGAGGTTCAATGGATGAAAATATCGGCATGGAGATTAGATTGAATTTATAACCAAATTTCAAAAGACCTCTATGGCATACGTTTCCATATCTTACGAGTTCCTCTCTCTGCTTTTCTGTTATTCGCACTTTCGGATTCTGGGAATATCCATCATAATGAATTATGTTGCCGTGGATCTTAACCCAGCCATTCTCTTCCAGCCATACATCAGCGTTGCAGTCTGCCTCTCTGGGGATCACCCTGGCTTGCATGAGGGCGTCGGCTATCTGAATATGGAGCATATTTGCATATTCTCCATTAAGCCCATAGAAAACTCCACTCGGAGAGAGCCAGCCAGCATCATAGTTATCCGTGATCTCTACTGGCTGAATGCCTCGTTTGATCGTTTCACCAATTTCTCTTTCGCTCTGGAGGAAATTATCTAACAGATTATCTCTGTATTTGCGTCTGGCGATCTCTGCTTTTACCGCCTTATCATTAAACAGAAGTATTGAAAGCTGGGTGTTGAGATCTCTTACCTGGTGGGGCATGACAAACCCATCTGGGATTTCCCCAGGGTATGCTTTGCCCAGCCATTCAATAACTGCCATTTTCCGAAAAGCCAATTCAGAGAATTTACGCACTCCATTGATCGTGGCTTTTATATTTGCCAGGATGTTATCCTCTGAACCATCCATAAAAGGATCAATCAGATTCTCACTATCGCCATCATAGAAAAACCGTAATAGCCTATCATAGGAAACCATGATGTTAAACTCCCCATCGGCATCAATGATAGCCTCCCTAAGTCGGTTTAGGGCTTTGCCCCAGTCTGTAGCATCCTCCCTCATATTGAGGATCTGTTGCCCAGCCCATTCCTCAATGTAAAAGGGAGGATAGAGGTCTTTCATGTCTGGGGTGTATTTACTTACATTAACCGAAACTTTGTCAGTGTCGGTGGTTATGATCAGCTCTCCAGAGAGGATCCCCAGGGCTATATCTCTGGGGCACCCTACCAAACTATCCATGATAGTTGCTAAGGCTTTGTTTGGATCCAGATTGATTGTTAGGTGCTCCCTGGCGATTCCAACAACCACTCTGCCAAAATTCTCTCCCAGAGTAAAGTGTACTTTATGAGTTTTGG